CGTCCGTAGTGCCAAGGATATCCGGAGCCGTTTCGACGCTCTCTCTCAAGCCGTGGGCCGTAATCGACGTAGCGTCCGAGACGTCGCCAATGATGTTCGTTCCCCCGGCCTGAATCTCCCCGACCTTCACATAGAGCTTGTTCCGGATCTGCGTCGAATCCGGGACGAACTCGCAGTCCTGGAAGTGCTTCCCCTGCCAATAGTTTTGAAGGACGTCGGCCGTTACTGCCCGGAAATAGAACTCACGCTGGTCATCTACCCCGAACTCGAAATTGTTTGCCGCCTCAGCTAGGGTCTGAATCGCCTCCTGGGCCGGAGTGTGATCGAATGAAATCGCTCCCGCGAGGGTGTAGCCCGTCGTCTCAACCTTGGCCGCGTTATAAGCGATCTGGGTATGCGGGGCCACGATCGTCGAGATGATGTCCTTGACTACGAGCGCGATATCCTGGCCGCTCGAATAATCCTTGGTCACAAGGATCCACGCGAGCTGGTCATAAAACCCGCAACCCTCGTAGGTCAGCGGCCGCCGTGAGCCATCGGCCGGGATTTTCTGGATGAACCCCGAGAACCAGGGGACGGTGTCGAAATATGGATGGATATCAACCCGCGTACGTTCGGCGAGCGTGAAGGCCGGGGCGTCGTCCAGGACGAAAGAGAACGCCCCGCATCCGAATTCGGCAAGCTCAAAGCTGACGTCGCTCACCTGCCTCACCTGGCTATCACTCCCCAGCTCCCCGATCTTTGCGCCGGTCGTGTCATAGAATACGAGCTTGAGGCCGCGCTCCATGCCGACGGCTGGCGGATAGGTGACGAGCCCGAGCTGGAGGCCGACAAGCCTGCCTTCTCGAAATCGGAACTCGCCGAGCCGGGTAGCCATCAGAGCCAGGCCTCTTTATAGGCGAAGGTGATCGTGCAGTTCGCCCCGGTGTATTCCAGGCTGTTCGGGCGCCCACCCAAGAGGCGCAGGAAAAGACCGCTCATGGTGCTGATCTTATCGACCCCGCCACGAGTGACGGTCCCCGCCTGGCAGTCAATGACAGTCGTCTGCCCCGCGAGTGCGCCGCTGTCCTGGATCCGAATTGAGCGGTTGCCGTCCGTCACGCTCTTGAGAGTGAAATCCGTGTTCGAGGCCGAGTGTTCGATCGTGATCGTCGGCCAGGCTTCGACATTCCCCAGGAGTTCAAAGCCTACGGTAAGGGGCGAGCTACCGATCGCAAACACCTTGGTCTTCGCCGCGATGGCATACCAAAAGGGGTCCAGGCACTGAAGCTGGAGGCTCACTTCACCATAGCGGAAATCGACCTGGGATGGGTACATGACTTCGGTCTGCACGATCTTGTTGGCCGTGATCTGCCGTCCCCGATCCTGCAGAATGATATCGTCCTTCATGATCTGCGCCGCGAGTGCATCCCAGGCGGCATTGAATTCCGCGTCTGTCGCCGCCCAGAGCTTCCCACTGACCTCGACTGTCCGCACAGCCACCTTTCCATCGCTCACGTCCCGTCCGCCGTGGGCAAAGGCAAGCTCCAGGATCGAACTCTTGCGGCTGATGGGTTCCGACCGGACGTTGAACGTCGCCGGCAAATAGAATTCGTTGCCGTCGGTGTCGATGATCTTCGGCCGGAGATCCGCTTGGGCCGTGAAGTATACGGGTATGCTCATCCTACTCCCTACACTCGCCTGTGCCTCATGGCTTTGTTTACCTGGTCGGCCATAGCCTTGGACATCCTGTCGATATCCTTATCGGACCGGATATCGCCGTAGAAGTTGGCGGTGATCCGGATCTGGCCACCCATGCCAGCCAGGGCAGGTACGGGGCCGCCGCGCCCGGCGCCTCGCAGGGGGATCACGGCCTCAGGCCCCGCCTCGCCGATGAGGGCAAGGGTGGGCCGCGTCACGATACCGCCTTCAGCAAAATGGATGGCCTTAAAAAGCGCGCTCACCAGTGCGATCGCTCCGCCTACTGCCGCGACATTCAGAGGGAAAGGCAGGGCCATAACACTGGCGATGACACGTCCGATGGCCGTGGCCCGTGAGGCGGCAATTTCTGTGGCTGAGCCTGTCAGTTCGGCCGAAACAGCCTTCGAAATAGCACTCAGGGCCATGCTGGCCATAGCGTTGAAGGCCTCCCCGATGACGCCGAGCAGGGACTTTGTGCCGTCGCCCCAGGACTGAAAGGCGAGCATTGTGTTTTCGGTGAGACTCTTGATCGATTCCGTGCCGCCCACCATGATGGCATTGAAACCCTCTTCGGCAGCCTTCCTGTCCTCTTCAATGAGGTCCTTTTTGTCCTTGTAGTACTGCTCCCACTCAGCCATCAGCGTCGTCTTTTCTTCTTTTGTTTTTGTCAGATCAAAGGCGATGCTCGCGAGCTTGGCATCCCGCTCAGCTGCGAGCTGGACTAACTGCGCCGCGAAGGTCTTATGCTCGAGCTCAAGGCGGGCAGTGGCAAAGGCCGTCCGCTTCTCGCGTTCCTGGTTCAGAATGTCCTGAACAAACAGGACCGATGCGGCCTCGTTCTTTCTCTTCTGGGCATAAGTTTTTTGCTCTTGTTGTAGGAGCTTAACGCTGTACTGAAATTCAATCTCAAAAAGCTTTGCGTCCCTGATCTTAGCCGCCATCTGCACGTCGCGGTCATAGCCGGCGTTTGCGGCCTTGAGCTTCCCCAATTCCTTCACCCGGTCCTGATATTCCTGGTTGGCCGCCCATTTGGCTTGAGCCACCTCAGTGAGGGTGAGCTTCATAAAATCGGCCGTCAACGTCTCCCGCATCTTGAGGATCTTGTCCTGCAATTCTTGCTGGGCGGCCGATAAATCCCCACTGGCCACGGCGGTCTTCTTGAGGTTCTTTTCGTACTCCTCGTAGGCTGCGGAACTTTTGCGGGTCGAATCATGGAGGGCCTTCTGCAGCGCGTCGCCCTCTTGACCCTTATTGATGGCCATCTCCAGGGCCCCGACATACCCGTGATACTTTTCGATCAGGCCGATCATTTCCCGGCGGCTCATCCCGGCAGCGTCGGCCGCGGCCATGAGCCTATCGCGGGTGACCTTTTCCTTCGCAGCGAGCCGGTCGTCCGCCTGTGCGAGTTGGTCCTCAGCTTCTTGGACCTTCTTGAGAATCAAATAGAGCCCGACGGCGGCCGCCGCAAGAAGGACAATGGGATTCGTTGCCAGGAAAACGAAAGCCTTACCGACGGAAGCCACGCCGGCTACGATCTTCGGGAAGACTGCCACGAGCGGCCCGGTCACAAGCAGAACGGCCCCGATGCCCGCCGCCACAGGAACTAAAATCTTCATCAGTTCCTTATGGCTATCCGTCCAGGCCAGGACACCCTTGGCCGCATCTGCAACGGCCTTAATGAGAGGCGTAAGAATCGGAAGCAGCAGGCCGCCGATTGCTTTAAAGGCATCAGCTATCTGGGCGTTGGCGATCTTCATCTGCCCGGCAAAGGTCTTACCGAAGGCCGTCGACGCGCCGCCGACAGATTTATCGAGGTCCTTGAGGATGGAATTGAAGCTCCCCGTGAGCTTCGTGTTCTCGGAGATGGCGACCCCGTGGCGAGTGAGCTGCGCCGCATTGCCATTCACGGCCATGCCCAGGGCCCGGGCGGCGCCCGTGAGGTCAACTTCCGAGCCGGTGGCTGTCGCATGTGCCACAGCCATATCCAACAGCCGCGGCGTCAAGGCCATAATCTGTTTTTCGGTCAAGCCATAGGTTCCGAGCAGAGCCTGGGCGTTCACGATCTCATCATTGTCGATGCCCGTCACGTTCTGCATGGCATCGGCGTACTTCGCGAGGCGATCAGCCGCAGCCTGAGCTCCATCACCCTCGGCTTTCAGGGAGTTGGCGAGCTTTGCATGCGCCGCTTCGGCCGCCGCAGCATCCTTGACAGCCTTTCCAAAGAACGCCGAGATGATCCCACCCACACCAGTCATGACAAGCCCGACGTCCTTGAAGGTCTTCGCGTTCTTCTCGACAGAGGCCGACATCCTATCCATGCCGGCGTTGAATTCCGAGAGGTCGACGCCGACCTTGACCAGCAGCGATTTGACGGTCATTTAATACCCAGCCTCGCTCGGAGTTCAGCCAGTTCCCGGGGCTTATCCTTCTCAGTGATCACGGTCTTCAGCTTTCCGCGCTTCCGGGGCCAGACCTGGGGCAGAAGATCACGGGGTTCGATCTGCTTTCCGGACGTGGCAGCAATGAGCATCGAAGCCACCCAGGACGCAC